AGCTCGGACGCGTCAACTACGAGATCCAGGCAGGTGGTCTGAAGGGAATCGACAGCGCCGCGCAGGCCGCGATTCGGTCCAGCGCTTCGCTGCTGGACATGCTGGGTAACATCGACGAAGCCGAGTCGATCATGGGCGAAAGCGCCCAGAAGTTCGCCGACGCCTTCGATGGCATGTTCGGCATCGACGACGACACCAGTTCATCGGTCGAGCAGACCTTCGGACAGTGGAGCACCTACGCGGATCAGGCCGCCCGCAACATGCAGGACGCCTTCGCTGATTTCCTTTTCGATCCGTTCTCCGAGGGCCTTGGCGGCATGGTGCAGAGTTTTGCCAAGACCCTGCAGAAGATGGCTGCGCAGGCTGCTGCATCTCAGGTCTTCAAGATGATTGGCAACTGGGCGAGCAACTACAGCGGTGCAGGCGCCGGCTGGATTAACGCCATTGGCGGTGCGATCAGCGGCTCGTCCGGAGGCCGGGCGGGCGGGGGTCCGGTCGCGGCCGGAAGCATGTACCGCGTGGGCGAGGGCGGTCGGCCCGAGCTGTTCGATCAGGGCGGTAAGACCTACCTGATTCCAGGCGATGCCGGGTCAGTCCGCCCAATCACCGCCGGGCTGCCGGCGTCGTCCGTTGGAGCTGGCGGGGGTATCAGCAATCACTTCGAAACCAACATCACCGTGTCAAGCGACGGCAGCAGCACGACCCAGCAGGGCGAAGGCAGCGAGGACGCACGCCGTATCCAGCAGTTCTTCACCCAGATGATCAACCAGTGGGCGGTGCAACAGTCCCGTCCTGGCGGACTCTTCCACCAGATGAGCGTGCGCAATGGCTGAGGTATTCACCTGGTGCGTGCGCACCGAGATCACCGGCACCGGCGATTTCCTGACCCGTGAGGCGCAGTTCGGCGACGGCTACCGCCAGACCGCAGCCGATGGCCTGAACAACGAGACCCAGCAGTGGCCAATCTCCATGGTTGGCCGCGAGTCGAAGGTCGGCCCGGCACTGGCCTTCCTGCGTGCGCGGAAAGGGGCGGTGTCCTTCCTGTGGACGCCACCGCTCGGCGCGCAGGGCCTGTACCTGTGCAAGACCTACACCATCACCCCGCATGGCAATGGCGTCTACACGCTCAATGCCACTTTCGAACAGACGTTCCAGCCGTAAGGGATCACCATGGCACGCCAAGTAATCGACACCACTACCGACCATGGAACCTACAAGGGCGACGCGGCGAAGGTCGCCTTCGAGAAGACCAACGCGAATTTCGCCGAGTTGTATGCCGCAACAGGTGGGCTGACGGCCATGGGCGGCCGGAACATGCTCATCAACTGCGGTATCCCGATCAACCAGCGCGGCTTCGCCGGCGGCGCCCTGGCTGCGGGGGTCTACGGCTACGACCGCTGGAAGGCCGGCACCGGTGGATGCAACGTGACCATCAACGCCACGACTGGTGTCTTCACCCATACGAGCGGGCCGCTGCAGCAGATCGTGGAAGCGCCGCCCCTGGCCTGGGGCCAGCCACTCACCATCAGCGTGGAGAACCCCTCCGGATCGATCGCCGTCAGCGTGGGTGGCGCCACCGCCACGATCACCGCAGGATCTGGCAGGAGGGGCGTCACGGTCACACCCAGTGGCAGCGGCAACATGACGGTGCAGCTGACAGCAACGGGCGTGACCTACAGCCGGCCGCAGCTGGAACGAGGAAGCGCGGCGACGCCGTTCGACTCCAGGTGGTACGCGCTGGAACTGATGCTGTGCCAGCGGTACTACGAGAAGAGCTACAACGACGCAGTGAAGCCCGGCACCGCTGGCGCGGGTGATGGCCGGTGCACGGTTCTGGTGACCGGGCTTCCGGCTACCGCACACATCTGGGGGCAGTCGGTCGACTTCCGGGTGTCGAAGAGAGCGAACCCATCGATCACCACCTATAGCCATGTGACCGGGGCCGCAGGCATGGCCCGCGACTCGTCGGTGAACGGTGACGTTCCCACGGCTATCAGCGCACCGGGTCAGGCTGGCTTCCTCTGGTACGCCAGCGCAGCCGGCAGTCCGGCCAGCGTCAATCTCGAATGCCATTGGGTAGCGGACGCGGAGCTTTGATCATGTACCAACTGACGAAAGAACCGAATCTGGTGAAGTGCTTGGAGACGGGCGCCAGCATCCCGGTTGACGCAGACACCTGGCAGGGGCGGAAGTACCAGGACTGGCTCGCCGCTGGGAACGCGCCAGAGCCGGTGCCGCCGCCGTATCAGCCCTACAGTCCTGAGCATTTCGCTGCCATCCGTGCGAGCGCATGGGCATGGATGACGGCGTGGGTTACTGACCGGCGGTATGACAGCATCGAGACCTGCGTGGGCTACTACAACAGCGCGGTCGACCGCTACCGGTTGGAGGCGCGCGCGATGGTTGCCTGGCGCGACCAGGTCAATCAGGCTCTGGAGCAGCTGGTGCTGGCACCGCCGGCGGGCGTGGTCACATGGGAAGAGGTTCAGTCCCTGCTGCCACAGCCGGAGACCTTCGATTGGCCAGACGAGGTTGATCTGCCGCTGAGCATCAAAGAGAAGGCGGTGCTGGAATGATCACGGCCGATGCGCAACAGCTGGAGCCCGGTGGCCGAGTTACCCTGTACGAGCTGGACGCGAGTAGCTTCGGCGCAGATCAGCTGTTCTTCCACCAGCACCTGCAGTCAGGGGTGATCTGGTGGCAGGGCCAGGAGTATGGGCCATGGCCGATTGAGGCGACCGGCTTTTCCCGCACCAGCGACCAGCCGCCGAACCCTCGGCTGAAGGTGAGCAACATCGATGGGCGCATCACCGCGCTGTGCCTGATGTTCGATGACCTGGTCGGCGCGCGCGTCATCCGCCGGCAGACGTTGGTGAAATACCTTGACGGGGCGAACTTCCCGCCGTTGAAGAACCGCCTGCCCAACAGCAGCTTCGAAGTGAGAACGTCGGACGCAGCAACTCCCACTGGTTGGACGCATGGAAGCAGTGTTCCCGGCGGGACGCGCGGCTATGTAGACTCGAGCTTGCCGAGCAGCACCAAGGCCGTGCGGCTATCTGGCTCCACGGCCGTCGCGAATCAGTACATGGAGTTGAGGACGCCTGATTCGACAGTTCCTGTAGAGCCCGACCAGCTGTTCACCGCGAGCGGCTACATGCGTGGAAATGCCGGTGTTGCCACAATCATCACCTGGTTCCTCGATGCGAACGGTTCCACCATAGGGGGCGCGCTGTCTTCGGCGTTTCCGGTAACTCCGACGTTCCAGCGTAATGTCGCCACTGCACGGAAAGCGCCGGCGAACGCTGCATTCGCGCGTGTCTATTACCGGGTCCAGACGGTGGCGCAGCGCAATAGGCTGAACAACGGCAGCCTTGAAATCCGAACGTCCGATACAGCTGCACCGACCGGATGGGTTCAGTTCGCGACCGTCCCTGGTGCAACGCGAAGCTATGTCGATTCCATCCTTCCGAACAGTGTGACAGCGTTCCGGATGGCCGGCACAGCCACCGCGGTCAGCCAGTACATGGAACTGCGTACTCCCGATAGCTTGGTGCCTGTGCAGGCGGGGCAGTCATTCGTGGCGAGCGCCAGCATGCGCGGTATTGGCGGAACTGCATCGATCATCATATGGTTTCTGGATGCAGCCGGAGCCACTGTTGGCGGTGCTTTGGCGAGCAGCTTCGCTATTACGCCGGATTTTCAAAGGAATGTGAGTGCAGCACGCACAGCCCCTGCGGGTGCGGCATTCGCACGGGTCTACTTCCGAACGCAGTCCACGGCTTCGAATCAGTTTCTCCAGGTGGACATCGACAACGTGCAGTTCGAACAGGGTACGTCTGCGACTGAGTTTCAACCCACTGGTAGCAACGGACCCTTCTACGAGTTCGACGTCGACAATGTGCAGTTCGAGCAAGGCGAAGTCGCCACCGAGTACCAGTTCACCAATATGGACATGGTGAGCAGCCGGAACCCGACGGCTGACCCGAACGAACACTTCCTGGACGAGATCTGGTTCATCGAGCGCAAGGTGGCCGAGGACAAGCAGACGGTCGAGTTCGAACTGACCACCGCGATCGACCTCAACGGGGAGCAGCTGCCCGGCCGGCAGGTCATCGCTGGCGTGTGCGGCTGGCTGATCCGTGGCGGATACCGCGGTCCCTACTGCGGCTACAACGGCCCGGCCGTGGCCGATGCCAACGACGTTCCGACCACGGACCCATCCCGCGATCAGTGCGGGGGCAGGGTGGGGAGCTGCAAGCTGCGCTTCGGGGCCGACAAGCCGCTGCCCTATGGAGGTTTTCCGGCGGCGGGCCTGCTGCGCACGTAGTAGACTTTCGACGTCGATGGATAGTCCCGGCCTGGATCGGTGTAGCCGGGGGTCGTAGGGGACGCGCCTACATTCATGCCCATGGGTAAGGCCATGGGATTGGGCCAGCAAGGGTCGCGCCTTGCGGTGGTTCGAATCCACATCATCGACACTTCTTCCGAGGCCCGCCAAGCGTGGGCCTTTTCTATGGGCGAAACCCATGCAACAGAGCACCCTGCAGGCCATCCAGGCGCACGCCGTGGCCGAGTACCCGCGCGAGTGCTGCGGGCTGATTGTTGCCACGGCCGACGGTGAGGTCTTCATTGCCTGCCGCAACGTGGCCACTACCCCCAGCGAGCACTTTCGGCTGCCGGCCGAGGACTTTGCCGATGCCGAGGACCTGGGCGAAGTGCTGGCCGTCGTGCACAGCCACCCGAACGCCCCGGCCATCGCATCGGATGCCGACCGCGTGATGTGCGAGGCCAGCGGCCTGCCTTGGCACATCGTCAGCGTGGGCCAGGTCACCGGCGCAGATCCCGAATGCGGAGACCTGCAAACGATTGAGCCGACGGGCTATATCGCACCGCTGGTGGGTCGCCAGTTTGCCCACGGCATTCTCGACTGCTACACGCTGGTGCGCGACTACTACGGCCGGGAGCTGGGTATCAGCCTCAACCAGTACGATCGCGATGACGACTGGTGGGAAAAGGGGCAGGATCTCTACAGCCTGGATCGGCTGCGCGCCGAGGGCTTCGACCTGATCGAGGGCGAGCCGCAGCGCGGCGACATGGTGCTGATGCAGATCCGATCGCCCGTCCCGAATCACGCCGGCGTCTACCTCGGCGACGGCCAGATGCTGCATCACATGCACGGCCGCCTGTCGGAAGTGGTCACCTACGGCGGCATGTGGGCCGAGCGTACCCGCTACATCGTCCGTCACAAGGAGGCAGCCCGTGTCTGAGCGCCTGCGCACCATCCGCCTGTACGGTCAGCTGGGCAGCCGCTTCGGCCGCTCCTTCCGCCTCGCTGTGAACAGCCCCGCCGAGGCCGTGCGCGCGCTGTGCGCGATCCTGCCGGGCTTCCAGCAGTACCTCACCCGCGCGAAGGAAAACGGCATGGCCTTCACTGTCTTCGTGGGCAAGCAGAACCTGACGAAGGATCAGCTGCAGGATCCGCCAGGACAGGAGGACATCCGCATTGCGCCCGTACTACTAGGCAGTAAGCGCGGTGGCGTGCTCAACGTCATTCTCGGGGTGGTTCTGATCGTGGTGGGCGTCTGGACACAAAACTACCAACTGGCGATTCAAGGCGCCGTAATGGTTGTGGGTGGTGTCGTGCAGATGCTCGGGCCCCAACCGAAAGGTCTCGGGTCACAGGACAGCGCCGAAAACCGGCCGAACTACAGTATGAACGGCACCGTCAATACGCAGGCGCAGGGTAACCCGGTGCCGGTGGCATATGGTGGGC